TAATAGTGTTACGGAGTATCTATTGTGGCGTTAAATGTCGATTTTGAAAATCCAAATTATCTGAGTAATCAGTCATTTCAGTTGAGCATCCTCAAGTGTCCTTCATTGAGTCCATTTGTGCAGGGTGTCAGTTTGCCTGGCATGACTTTCGGAGAAGCACTTCTGGGAACACCTTTTGCGGATAGAAAGGAACCTGGCGATAAAATAATATTCTCAGTTCTTTCTGTCAGTTTCTTAGTGGACGAAGAAATGAAGGCTTGGATGGAAGTATATGACTGGATTAGGGGTCTAGGATTTCCTGAGAGTTTTGGCCAATATCGAAGTTTTGCACAAGGAAGACAATTGACTGGGGATGATGTTTATTCTGATGGTTCCTTGTTATTATATAACAATCAGGGCGCTCCAATATATGAGGCAGTATTCAAAGATTTATTTCCTATTGCGTTAGGGGATATCCCATTCTCTTCTCTAGAAACTGGAGATGAACCAACAGCGACTACTGCAGATTTCCAATACACTGGATATGAAATTAAAAAAATAGACTAAAATATGAAACTAAGTGAACTCAAGGAAGAGGCCGTTAAAGACCTCCAAATTGACAGAACTGACCTTGAAACCTCTATTCTCAATCTTTCTATGTTATGTTCCAAGTGGCATAACTATCGTATTGATCAGGCTTCTATTGTCAGTTTAAATCAATTCAAATACAAAAAACTCGAAGCAAAGAAAAAGAAATACTATCTAGGTAAACTCAACGAAGACGAATTAGATCTTCTTGGGTGGGAGTCTGATGGATATAAAGTTCTCAAAGGTGATGTGCAGATGTGGTTAGATGACGATGATGATCTCATCACAGAGGCGCAGAAGCTTACATACCAAAAAGAAATATTAACTTTTATAGAAAAACAGATGAATCTTCTTGATAGTAATAAATGGCTAATAAAAGATTTGATTAATGTGCGGAAATTTCTAGAGGGCGGTTAATGCAATCGGTAACCGCACATAAACACAGCGAAGTGCATTATATTCTGGATTCGGATGAACTATTCATTCTGAAGGAATTGGTGGATTACTTTACCTACGAAGTGCCTGGCGCAAAGTTTATGCCTGCATATAGAAATAAGGTGTGGGATGGAAAGATTCGTCTGTTTAACCCTACCAATAGAAAGATATATGCTGGACTGATTAATCAAGTCCAGAACTTCTGCGAAATGAATGAGTATGAATTCTTTTGCGAAAAGCCAGATAGAGTTATATTCAATGAGGATAATCTCAAAGAACTAGCAGAATATGTTAAACCTCAATCTAAGGGACAACCTTTAACATACAGAGATTATCAACTAGACGCAATACAGACCGCTATCAATAAAGACAGATGTTTGCTGTTATCACCAACAGCTTCTGGGAAGTCTCTTATCATCTATACCTTGATAAGATTTTATCTAATGCATCCGGATTTGTCTGGTAAGAAAATACTAATAATTGTTCCGACTACCTCTTTGGTTTCTCAGATGTATGCAGACTTCCAAGACTATGGATTTGATGTCAAGAATAAGTGCCATGTCATTTATCAGGGACAATCCAAGACTACGGACAAGAGAGTGGTGATCTCTACATGGCAATCTATATACAAAGAGAGAAAGCCATACTTTGATCAGTTCGGTGCAGTTATTGGAGATGAGTGTCATTTATTCAAAGCCAACTCTCTTATGAAGATTATGGAGAAGATGACCGAGTGTAAATATAGGTTCGGCACCACAGGAACATTAGACGGAACTAAAACTCACAAGTTAGTTCTCACTGGTCTATTTGGGGATGTTAAGAAAGTCACAACCACTAGAAAATTAATTGATAATGAAACTCTTTCTAGTTTTAAGATTGAATGTCTAGTTCTCAAATACTCAGACGAACAATGTAAAGAAACAAAGAAAATGCCATATCCGGATGAAATTGATTGGATAGTGAGAAATGAAAAAAGAAACAACTTCATAGTTAATTTGACAAATAGTCTCAAAGGCAATACACTAGTTCTCTTTAACTTTGTAGAAAAACACGGTAAGCCTTTATTCTTACAATTACAAGAAAAGGTAGATTCGGATAGACCTTTGTTCTATGTAAGTGGTGAAACTAAAGTAGGCAATAGAGAAGAGGTTAGGCTCACCACAGAAGAATCCGATAACGCAATCATTGTTGCCTCTTATGGTACATTCTCAACTGGTATCAACATAAAGAATCTTCACAATGTTGTGTTTGCTTCTCCTTCTAAGAGTAAGATAAGAAATCTTCAATCAATTGGTAGAGGATTGAGAAAGGGAGATAGGAAAGAGAGTGCGGTTCTTTATGATATTGTCGATGATCTTAAACATAAATCCCATACTAACTTTGCTCTTAGGCACTTTTTTGAACGTATAAATATCTATAATGAAGAGAAATTTGACTTTAAGATCAATGAAATAAGAATGTATAAAGATGGATTATAAGATACTTAGATTAAAGAACGGTGAGGATATCCTAGGCGGAATGAAGGGGGAAAGTAGAGATCACTACATAATCCACAGGCCTTGGCAATTAAGTAGGATACCCACGGGCCTAAGACCTTCCGAGGCATACCTTGCCTTTTCAGATTGGATTCCTTATTCTCCGCAGTTAGACTACGAAATACAAAAAAGTGAAGTTTTAATTATAGTTTCATGTAAAGATGAAATCATAGAGTTCTATAAAAAATTATTAGAATCAAAGAATTCAAGAATATCTTTTAAGTCTTTTGACGATGCAATGACAGAGAAAGAATTAGATAAATCTAATGATGATTACATCAACGCGTTGAAAGAATTCGAAGATAAGATTAAGCATTAGAATATTCCTTAAATCACAACAGATTTATTATACACATACAACCGGCGTATGTCAAGTGTTAAATTAAAAAATATTTAATGTTTGACAAACGCACCATCATTTGTTACAATGTATGCAACTTTTAACGAGAACCCAATGGCAGAAAAAAAGAAAAACGCACACTATGTAGATAATAAGCAACTCCTTTCTGCAATGATAGAATTTCGCAATTCTGTCATTGATGCGAAAGAGAAAGGCAATCCGAGGCCTAGAATTCCCAATTACATTGGAGAATGTATTATGAAGATTTCTAATCATCTTTCGTATCGCCCCAACTTTATTAACTACACATATAAAGATGAAATGATTTCTGATGGAATAGAGAACTGTCTTCTATACATAGATAACTTTAATCCAGAGAAATCTAAAAACCCCTTTGCATATTTTACTCAGATAATTTACTATGCCTTTATAAGAAGGATGCAGAAAGAGAAAAAACAGACTTATGTTAAGTACAAATCTCTTGAACGCCATGTCTTAGAAGATGACATACTTGAGGCAGGTGGAGTGACTAAGAAAAGTTATCTAGAGTTCATGCAAAATAATATGTCTGGATTTATTGAAGACTTTGAGAAATCTGAGAAGACTAAGAAGACCAGAGCAAAAGCGAAGAAAAAGGAACAGAATGAAAATAGCCCTCTTGACTGATACTCATTTTGGAGCTAGGGGGGATTCCCTAGTCTTCTTTGATTACATGATGGAGTTCTATGACAATGTGTTTTTTCCATATCTGTCAGAGAACAATATTACTACGATGATTCATTTGGGGGATGTTGTGGATAGACGAAAGTTTATCAACTTCAATATCCTTCATGGGATGAATACTCGTTTCATGAAAAGATTGCAAAATGATAAGATAGAAACTCATATCATTATCGGAAATCATGATACCTATTTTAAGAATACGAATGATATCAATTCTATGAATGAACTGATAGACTTCAATCATGAGTATGCTCCTAAAGTTTATACTGATCCAGAAACTCTCAATTTCGACGGCAGAGATATTTGTTTCATGCCGTGGATTAATTCTGGAAACTATGATATATGCAAAACTCATATCAGGGACTCTGAAGCAACAACTCTCTTTGGTCATTTGGAGATAGCCGGATTTGAAATGAGTCGCGGTATCAAGTGCGAAGATGGTTTTGACATTGGTATGTTTCGAAAGTTCGAATTGGTTTGCTCTGGCCATTTCCATCACAAATCAAACAATGGAAATATTCATTACCTTGGAAGCCCCTACGAAACAACTTGGATTGATTACAACGATCCTAGAGGTTTCCACATATATGATACAGACACAAACGAGATAGAATTCATTCAGAATCCATATCGTATGTTTCATAAGATCTTTTATGATGAAGAAAAACTCGGCCAAATAAATTACTCGACATACAATAAAAAATATGTTAAAGTGATCGTTAAAAATAAGACAAAACAACATTTATTGGATAATCTGATAGATGAATTATACAACAACGATGTCGTTGATGTATCTGTAGTTGACGATACATACGAGTTTGAAGGAATGGATGAGACACAATCTATAGAAGATACTATGTCTCTTCTCTCCGGATACATAGATGACTATAACTTAGATTTGGATAAGAATCGACTTAAAGGTTTGATTCAAGATTTATATATTACTGCATTAAGAGAGCCTGCGTAGTGTTAGAATTTCAAAAAATACGGTGGAAGAATTTTCTTTCCACTGGAGACAATTTTACTGAAATATTATTTGACAAATCCCCTACCACATTAATTCTTGGAGCAAACGGAGCAGGAAAATCTACTGTTCTAGACGCTCTAACATTTGGATTGTTTGGGAAACCTTTCCGTAAGATAAACAAACCACAACTCCCCAATTCAGTTAATGAGAAAGATTGTCTTATTGAGATTGAGTTTAAGGTAGGGAAGACTCAGTATAAGATTCGTAGAGGTATCAAGCCCGGCATCTTTGAGATATATCATAATAAAAAGATGATCAATCAAGATTCAAAGATAAAAGATTATCAAAAATATCTCGAAGACAATATCCTCAAACTTAACTTCAAGTCTTTCACTCAAACAGTGATACTAGGTTCTGCAACTTTTGTTCCGTTTATGCAACTATCGGCAAAAGACCGAAGAGACATTATTGAAGATCTACTGGACATTAAGATATTTTCTTCTATGAACGAGATACTCAAATCTAGATTAATAGATCATAAAGAGAGTGTCAAAGAAAATAGTAATGAAAGAAACATCATAGATAATCAGATTCATTTGCAAGAATCTAGTATAGAAGAGATAAAGAAAGACCGAAAGAAACTCATACAGTCATCGAAGAAGAAGATAGAAGAATATCAATTAAAAATTGATGATAATGATTCTTGTGTAGAAAAACTTAATGCAAAGATCGGTATGTTAAATGATACACTTGTCGAATTGAAACCAGTACAAAAGAAAATATCCAAGATGGATAGTATTAGTGCTGGACTGACTTCCAAGATTAAGTCCCTTAAAACAGATCAAGAGTTTTTTCGCGATATTGATAATTGTCCTACTTGTAAACAGGATGTCGATTCATCACACAAAGAAATGATGATTTCGGAAAGAAAGGATAAACAAAAAGAAATAGAACAAGCTCTAGAAGATTTTAAGAGTGAGTATGAAGTCATCAATGCAAGAATGGATGACTTATTGAACACCCAAACTAAGGTATCTAATCTTACTGCAGATATATCTGAAAAGACTTCTCATAATAAAGGCCTGAAGAGTTCTATAAAGGATTATGAAAGAGAAGTAGAAGAACTTGAATCCACGGATACATCTACTACAAAGATGCGAAAGGAACTAAAAAAGTTTATAGATAAAAAAGAAAAGATAGAAAATTTGCGAGAAGAACTTCTGGAAGAAAGAGAATACTTAAATGTTGCCTCTACACTTCTTAAGGATGGTGGCATCAAGACTTCTATCATCAAGTACTATCTTCCTATTATGAATGGTTTGATAAACAAGTATCTTCATCAAATGGATTTCTATGTTAACTTTACGATGGATGAAAACTTCTCAGAAAACATCAAGTCTCGTAATAGAGAAAACTTTTCTTATAGTTCATTCTCAGAAGGTGAGAAGATGCGAATCGACTTGGCTTTACTGTTCACTTGGAGAGAAGTTGCGAAGATGAAGAATAGTGTAAATACAAATCTTTTGATATTAGATGAAGTATTTGATAGTTCATTAGATAGTAATGGAACAGATGAGTTCTTAAAACTTCTTAATCAACTTGGCGGAAATAATGTCTTTGTCATATCTCACAAGGGAGAGATTCTGTATGATAAGTTCCGAAGCATCATCAAGTTCGATAAAGTCAAAAACTTCAGTAGGATAGTGGAAGAGAAGTAATGGACGGAATAGATCTGGACATTAAGAAAAAAGATTCTACTCTGCTAATAAAAGTCAATAAAGAAGAGAAGAAAAAGTTTATTGCCCTGTGCGAACTAAACGACTCAAGTGCATCCAGAGAGATCCGTAGATTTATGAAAGAATATATCAACAATTTCTCGGTAGAAATAAAACTTGACAACGACTAAAAAATTTGAGATAATGAATACTATGTATCAGCCTTATACCCTTAAGGATGTATTTACTGCATCCGCACAAAATAAGTTTAACGTCATATCCACATTTGCAGGAGGCGGTGGTTCTAGTACTGGTTATCGTCTAGCTGGCGGTAATGTATTGTGTGTGAACGAATTTGTCGAAGAAGCACAAAATACCTATGCAGAAAACTACCCAAATACTCCTATACTACCTAATGATATTAAAGAGTTGAGTGGATCAGACTTTCTGGATATTGTCGGATTGGATGTAGGCGAGTTAGATATCCTTGACGGTTCGCCACCGTGTTCCGCATTTTCGGTTGCAGGGAAACTATCTCACAATGTTAAAAAGGAAGAGATGGTTGATCTATTTGGAGAAACAACTATAGTCAATGTGTCTGGAAAACATTCCGATGGCTGGGGTCAGACCAAGAATTATTCTGATGGGAAGATGGTAGAGAATATCGAAGATCTTTTCTTTGAGTTCCTTAGAGTTGCAAATGACATCAAGCCAAAAGTTATTGTTGCGGAGAATGTTAAAGGACTAACCATTGGCGAGGCGAAACAATACTATAATAAAATTCTTAACGAGTTCGAAAAGATAGGATATGATGTTTCATCTCAAGTCATGGACGCAAGATACTATGGTGTTTCTCAGACAAGAACTAGGGTCATCTTTATCGG